CACAGCAGGAAGTGCTGGTGATTATAGTGGTGGTTCAGCCGCACCTGGCACCATTGGTCTCGATCATGGTCTTACAGTCACTGGTACTACTCAAGGTGCTGGTACTAGTGTAACTGCTCAGTTCGTCACAGAAATAACTGTTATTGACTGATGACTAGACTACAAGAAGCAATCGGGTTAGGGTTGGTTCTTGGTATTATCCATGGATTAGTGCAACCAGGACATTCCGTGCCGGTCGTGCCAAACTTTACACAGGGCTCAATGACTAGCCACACGGAGACAACATCTACCGTGACTGAAACCATCAATTCGATGGATTATAATACAGGATATCAATATTCTGTAACTGGCAGTGGTGTTGAACCAACCAGTGGAATTTTATCACCAACAACAGGTGATGTCAATGTAACAATTGAAGGGGTGAATTCAAAATGGACAGGAGTCACAGCGACACCATCATTCAAACAGACAACACCGGGAGCAGCGTTTCAGTTTACGCAAACCGTTTCTGGTCCAGGTTTAAGCAATCACACGATTATTCAAAGGGAGACAACCGTTACAAGCGTAACGGACACTACAAGTATCTTCCAGCAGTAATCGCACTACTATTTGCGGCACCCGTAAGAGCAGAGGGAGTTGGTGGCGTGTCTGCTACTGCATCTCCAATCGCAAATAGTTCCGGAAGTGTGACCAACCAAGCGATCCAGGTTTTACAAGGCCCATATATCACTAATACTTATGGGGGAGGAATACAGTGTCAAGGTCCCACTGTGAACTTTACCCCATTCGTTACGGGTTCACTTTCCCAACAACATCCATATGAAGACATCTATATGGATCCTGTGTTTGATATGCGTGACCTGACAGGTGACTTTGATGCTAATGGTAACCCTACAGGAGATGGAGCACCGGATAATCCAGGAGATATTTTATATCACGTACCGACTAGAACAGGGCAGAAAAATAATAGTAACATATCTGTAGGTTTCTCCATGACTTGGAGTACACCTTTGGATAAAACATTACAAGACCAGTGTAAAAAAGCAGCAGCAACTCAGATTGCATTACAGCAACAATTAACTGCCAATAAAAGATTAGATTTTGAGATCGCGAGATTAAAGAATTGTGGAGATTTGATGAAAAAAGGAATTCGCTTTCATCCTAGAAGTCCATACTATTCCATATGTGCAGACGTAGTGGTTGATAATGTATCTCATATCAAACCACATCGTCATACTATTTCCCCTTCGTCATCCTCCTCAAGGTCCGAATCGCCTGTGAGCGTTCGCGCTGAAGATCTCGGCGCTCCTTTAGGGACTCGATCTTTACCTGTTTCCCCCTAAGTTTTGAGATCTTAGCAATAACTTTTTTGATAACAGGTTTAATTACTTTAAGTAGTAAGTCTGCCAGTGGTTTTGCCAACAGAGCAGAACTAGTGGCAACTACAGCAATACCAGCAGTGGTAGCAGCGATCTGTGGTGCTGGTAAGTATTGTGACTGCCAAGGAATATCTTCGTAGAGAGTCACACAGATACCATTCTGTAATTCATAACCAGATACTCTTTCTTTCTGGTTCTGTGCTACATCACCAATACGTGGTGCGTTAGGTGGAGGACAGGGAGGATCTTCTTCTATTTCTACTTTAGGAGTAGCATCTTTAGGAATTTCTGGTGTGGGAGGTGCCTCTGGTGGTGCAACCTTTGGAGGATCTGGTGGAGGTGCAGTCCATTGCAATTCCTCTGGATTGTAATTAATTGGATTAAATGATGGCATATTACCATCACAAAAGACCCTAGTACCATCAGGATCATCCTCAACTAACTTATCATTAGTTCCTTTATTATTTTCAATGTGTGCCTCAACACATCCAGGAATATCAATAACAGGAACTCCCACATACACCGTTACTGGAGGAGCACCTGGAAGACGTGGTTGATTTGTCATCCAACTTGGAATTCTTATATCACGAACTTCCACGTTTCTAACATTAATATCAGGAATCTCTGCCATTAAGGAAGTCTCATTCCAGGCACGGAACCACCTTTACCTTCACCCATAGGGATAGCACCACCAGTTGCTCCAGGTAGTTCTGGCATTGCTGCATCTAACATTCCTGGAAGTGCTCCAGCAATCGCTTCTGTAGCAGCACTTGTAATCTTCTCTTTGGCGTTTTCGATCATTGCGTCCTTGTTAAGATAAACATAAGCACCGCCACCGACAACGGCAGCAGATACAACAAAAGACGACAACGCGAGTACATTGATAATTTTTTGCATTAGATTAACGTACCTTTGGCACGGCGAATTTCTCTTAGTTCTTCAAAGTTTTTCTGTTTTGTTCCACCATCATAAGGCCAGGCATAACCCTCTTCAATCATTTGTTCGTTTAACGATGACTCTGCATCTCCAATATATAACCAACCAAGAAGGCGACCATACTTACCCATACCACCAACAAGTTCAGTTCTAATGATGAGATCATCATCCCCATGAATGGCACCTTCTAGTTTTTCTTTCATCCAGTTGGTAGCATCAATACCCAGTTCTTTCTCATCAAGATCTCTGGTTCTCTTCTCTGGAGTATCAACACCAGCGATACGAACACGTTCTTTTTTGAAAAGATCAAATCCCAAATCAATTGTCACATCGATGGTATCACCATCAACGACTCTATTAATTTCAACTACGCGAAAGTTGTAACACGACTTCCTGCTGGGCGGTGCCATTGCTCCCATGATTCATCTCCTTGGCTTCTAGAGCGGATGCTATTCCAATAATAGTTATAAGAGCGGTGATTACAGCACTAGCACCCCATACAGTTTTTTCAAGTTTGCGAACTCTTTCACGGAGTTCATCAACCATTTTAGAGTCACTACCCTCTTCAAGTTGTTCTACTCTATGTTTCAGAAGTACTATCTCCTGATCCTGTTCCGCGTCCTTCAATTGAATTTGATTTGGCATCTTCCAACTCCTTGAAAGCCATAGTCATAATTGTATATATGTAATAGGAAACGCCAATAAGAAGTATTATCAGAGATATAACAATACTCCAAGTGACATCATTTACATCACTTAGCGGTCTCAGGAAGAGGTTCATAGTTTTTTACTAAGTCACTAACATCTGGTGGAAATGGTTCTCGATCTTTTTCTCTTACAGTTAAATGATCTGGATCTAAGATTCTCATCGCTTCAGCAAGTTCTTGAAAGTGTTGAATCTCGTCGTTCATAATCTCCCAGATTTTCTTATCACTGTAATCTTCATATGCAAGATACTTTGCATATGTCTCTGCAGCGTGCATCTCTATTTCGTAGGAGAGATGGTAAGCAGCGCGAGGAAATAACCAATAATAAACCACGTTAATCCAATAATAGATAATGACGAGGTGTCTGGCAAAAAAGCGATCAATCCAATAAGCATTACCACCCCTGCTTTCCATGTATTCAAGATGTTCTGTTTCATTGACGCTCTGTGCAAAGTGCTCCTTCATCAAATAGATATGCCATTGACCTCGCAAACCCAAAGATTCCCTCAAATGTAAGACACTCAAAAATGCAAAGTAAGGTGCTCTTGCTATCTCTTCAAGAACCCAAAATCTTTGGAAATGTCTGCCTCGATACAGGTAATCAATGATTGAAATCGTGATCCCTAAAACGAATGTGTTTAACTTTTTCATATGCAATTAGGCATATGTAATTATCTATGTCCCCATATTACTATTAGGTGAGGGAATAAGTTGATATGCTAACTTATCCCTTAATTTATTAATTCTCTCTTCATCATAGTGAGCAAAGTTAGGATACTTCTCAACTTTCTTATAGTAATGTAGAGCATTGATTATGATGGTATAATCTTCCATCGTTAGTTCAAAGTTCATTAGCAATCATTGAATACAGAACCAACTTCAGATCCTAATTCAGAACCTGCTTTTTGACCTAAAAGTAACGCCCAACCAGATGCTAACCACCCAATATAAGGAATACTAGCAACAGCAGGAACTACCACACCAGCACTAATTGCGGTCCCTGCCATTGCACCTTGTGACCGTGCTCCAGCGTCCGCCGCGATGCACTCGGCGCTTTGTGCAAGGTGCTTTCCCTCAGAGTCTAGCGTTATAGCACCTCCAATATTTCTTTGTCCGTCCATTGTATATTGATCACTACGATATTCACGACGCATATCAGTCGTAGGACCAAACAATCCACGCTTGTCTCTATCGTGAATCAAAGACTTGCTTGATTCAAGTATGGCAGGATCATTTGCTTTGTATTCAATATGGTAACCATTTTTTCCAGACTTAACCGTAAACGAAGAGTAATCACCGTCTGGAAAATTAATTGCAGGATATTGTGGTTTAGTAAGAATATGTCCTAGAATTCCAATATGAGCAAATCCAAATACTGCTCCCACTGTCAATGTCGCCCACTTAATATTCATAGCATTACATTTTGTAGGTGTCGTCGGATTTTGCTGGTCCTTGAGGTGCTGGTGAATTTCCACCGATTTGGAGTGGTGCTTGCTCAATCCTAATCGTCTGAGCAGGTGCAGTTTGAGCGGCTGCATTGATGAGTTTCTCCAGGTCAGATTTACTCACACCACCTGCAGGGGCACTACCACCATTACCATTTTTACTCTTTGCCGTCTGAACCCCAAACGTAGCTAAAACTCCGGTGAACACCGAGGCTATGAATGTAGGATCGATCTTCCCTTGTGGAAAACCAGGAATCGTCACATAGTTAAGAGTTAGAATTCCGCCAGACCAAACCAGAATACCTAGACGAACAAAGGTCGAAAGAATAGCAAGATGCTCTTCAGAGTCACCTGCCTTTTCCTTCAGTTTTTCAAGGGCACTCTTCTTTTTTGGTTCTTCCTTTTTAACCTCATCCTTCTTGACTTCTTCTGGCATTGGCTGCATACAAGGCAGCTTTATTTATGGGTCAAGGATTTCTACAGAGATATTTGTGTGATTTATTTGATTGTATCTATGACAAAGAACATCACTTCCTTGATGTTCCCATTTATGATATGCACTTTTTAAGTTTTGGAGGTAATCAGTTCCACCGAGACCGACCATTTCGTCGGCAACGATTTTCTTGATTAACACATCTCTCGTTAAATGTGTCATATGTAAAAATAGTTTTCCAACAACAAACCCTTACATTATAAGACTGAAGGGGATTAATTCAAAGGGTTTGTCTTGGGTGGTTTTTGTTCGCTATCTGCAGCGAATGATATTATTTAGCAATGAATCCTTTTTCAACTAACCATTCGCGGGTCATTGGTGTAGGTTCATAATCGGTCCACATCGTTCCAGCGGCACAAGACTCAAGTGCATCAGCAGTCATACCTTCAGTTTGTCCTGCCCAGTATGCTTCCTTCTCCCAGGGAATAGCATGTGGTTGCGATGCATAGGCACTCTTTGCGATTGCCTGATACATCTTAGGAACATCTTCTTGATTTCTGATGATAGCAATGAAGTTATTGTTGATGCTACCTGCCATGCAATCCTGAGCAGCGTGCCATCCTTCATGACGCATCACTGACATCATGGTTCCAGGGCGATGCATATGAGCAACATTCAGAAAGAAATTATTGCTTACAGTATGATAAACACCGCGATGTCCAATCGGGAAGTATCGCATATCTGCTAGAAAAACCTTAGCTCCGACCTTATTAAGTGATCGGACGAGAGAGTTAAACTCATCAGCAACAATACTATAATCAATATCAACCAGTTCCTTGTGTTTGTTAAGGTCAGAAACTGTTTTAAGTTCTTGAACATGATCGGTGCATTCTTGAAGTAACATACATCCCTGAGCGTGAGGGGTGAAGTACTCATCTTCGTTAATTGGATCAGCAAAGACAGGAGTTCCAAAAGAAACTGCTGCCATCATTCCAATAATAAACTTTTTCACTCTTTGTCTCCTATGTATTCAAGTGATACTACATCATGATCTGAAATGTCTGGATTGAACCATTCAGCAAATTCTTGTTGAATAGAGAAGGCATCATCCAATGATTCTATAGACTCATATGTGTCTGATTCTGGAGTGGCATAATCTTCAGAGAGTTTATGAATGCGATCGATCGCCCAATCATGAACGTGACGCAAAGTATTCTCCAAAGTCTCCATAGTCTTTCCGCATATAGCGTCCTAGAATATTGCTATTATAGTATGCGGGACCTCCGTCGTCAAGTGCCTCAGATAACACATTGTTCAGAAACAATTGTTTGGTCTCTTCAAAGTTACAATTACCTTTAGTATCATGAACACTCAGTATTTCTCTACTGAAGATCTCTTTGCCATACTTTTTTATATCTTCCTTTAATTCAGGACAACTCCCATAATACCGCTGCCAATCACTCTCCTGTTTGACCTTTCTCTTCTTTCCTGGTGGTTTTCTAAAGGACCAGAAGTATTTTCTACCGATGTACTTCTTACCTGATTGTAAATTAGTAATCCTGTAGACAAAACCGTACAGATCGTTAATATCCTCAGATAAAAAAGTTCTACCTTTAAAAACCCAGGGGTTCTCATAACTCATACTATAAGATCATATGAGCTATTATTTATCTTTAACCCTGACAAACCTAGTCTATTCATCATTAGAGTTTATGTCAAGCCCTTGATAAATACTCAATAAAGAGTTATACTAGAAATGTCAGTATATGTAAGAAATCTGACCATCAATACTCATGTTGATTTTTCTGAAAATCTTGAACTTGTTCAGTTAGGTGGTAATCCAACTAATCTAACAGGATTTTCATTACAATCTCAAATGAGAAGACATCCAGATAGTTCTACTGCTTACGATTTTACTGTTGGTATAACAAGTGCTGTTGAGGGTAAAATAACACTGTCAATGACTGACACTACTACCTCAACTATAAAACCTGGAAGATATGTTTATGATTTGATGCTTACAAGACCAAATACTGAAAAGGTAATCGCACTGGAAGGTCAAGTTTTAGTTAGAGCTGGTGTATCAACAGGTTGCCCGTAATAAATATTTTTACGCAATAATAAAGAAATGGCAGAAGTATTTGTAAACGATATAGTTCTTCATACAGGAACAGACTTTAGTGTTACCTTTGTATTGGAAGATTCTGCTTCAAATTCACTCAAAGATCTTTCGAGTCATAGTGCTTGTGCTCAACTTAGAAAATATGAAACTTCTAATAAGACAAAAGATTTTTCAATAAACTTTGCGGCAGATAGAACTACTGGAAGAGTAACAGTATCAATGGGATCAACTGATACTTCAGAATTAAAAGCAGGAAAATATTTCTACGATGTTGTACTTCAAGATCCAGAAGGACTTAAAGAAAGAGTTGTTGAAGGAACAGTAACAGTTAAGAAATCAATTACCAGATAACTTTTTCAATGCGTCTCTAACACTACGATAGGTTCTATATACTGCCTGACGCTGAATAGGTGTAGGACCTGTAGATGCACCTCTAGACATTGACCAGGTGATTCCTCCCTTACCCTGAACGAAATCTTTCATCTGATGAGGTTTCGTTGGGTTTGGTAAGAAGGTGCCTTCAAAATCATCAGGCGTTAAATCTTCTGGTTTTTTGGTTCTAGCAGATGGTTTACGGAACTTACCCAACTGATCTACATCATCTTTTGCAAGGGTCTTTAGAGATGCTGTTCTTTCATTAGGGATTCTCTTATTCTTTCCCTTACTAATCCATCGGATAGCAGGTTTAAGCACTTTTTTAGCAATTCTGCCAAGAACACCTTCAGTTAGAGTGTCCTGTTGGAATTCTTCAAATGACTTCATTTAAAATCTCCATAGTTGCATCTTCACCCATCTGTTGCATAACATAAGTTGCTTCTTCCACGGTTTCTGCATGACCTTCAGCAATAAGATAATCTACCATATACTCATAATGAGAATTGATACGAGTCATCATTCCACCACTAGGATTTCTAAATCTATTCAAAGCAACATCACTTCTAAAGGTCGATGGTTTACTCAATATTTTCTTATCTAATGCAACCCACCAAGGACGACCTGTTCCTGTGCTTGACGGTTTTGATGATTTAGGTGGTTTATTATCTTTACTATCATCGGTATTGTTACTTCCATTATTAGGATCAGTTGCAGTGGTAGGTGAATCAGATTGTCCTGGACCATCGTTTCCAATATTTGGATCATTAGCACCTGGGAACAATCCTGCTTGATTTAAACCAAGACCGATTGCAGCACCACCAAGAACTGTTGCTGTTGTTCTTGCCGCAGGAGACTTAAGAATTCCACCACCTGGTTTTGTTTTGGGATCTGTTTTGGTAGGTTTAGGTTGTTGACTTCTAGTCTGTGCCTGCTGCTGAGATGTTCTACTGCTCGTTGGTTTTGGAGTAGTAGATTTAGGTGTTGTTGTTGGTTTTGGAGTACCTGTTTTGGGGGTAGGACCTTTCTTAAGAAGACCCAATCTTTCTGCAAGTCTTCTTGCTGCAGCATTATTTTTGACAAACTTTTGCAGTGCAGCAGGACTCATCCTCCTCAACAAATTTCTGAGAATAACATTCTCTACGATGAATCCGATTTGCTCTTCATATAAAAGAACTTCTTCATCAGACATTTCATCTACAACACTCTCTGAGAGCATTTCAGAATCTGCCTGCTCGTAAATATAGTCAAAGTCTTCATCCTCAGCATTTTCAAGGAACTGAATGATGGACTCCGCATCATAACCTTCTCTCAACATCATATATGAGAAAGGAACCATTTCTTCTACAATCGCATCCATACCCTCTTCAAGGGCACGTTGAGAGATATAGATATGCATTTTTACTATTTCTATTCTATCTTATTATTTAGCGGAGGCAGCTTTCTTGAAGTCCGAAACTCTCTTTACACGCGCTCTCTCATCCTTATCAGCATAATATTTCTTCGCCATGTCAGCGAGAGCGTGACCTTTGACGATATTTAAACCAAACAGTCCAGAACCTTCATTGGACCTTGCAAACTGTCTTCCAAGTCTTTCAAATGGATTCTTTGCAGTATATGCTTTGGATCTTGCCAGATTATCAGCTTTGAATGTTCCACTGGTTGGATCTAAAGTTCCAATTCGTTCTTTCTTAACTCTAGGATCATAGATGACTGCTTGATTTCCTTTTCTATATCTAACCTTATCTACAGCGGTGCCTTGTTGAGAAGCAAGATTTGCCTGCTTCATCCAAGCTTTTTGTGCATCTGTAGCACCAGCAAGAGATGTAAAGGTCTTATCTGCCAATGCAGAACCTGCAGAATAACCAGCAATTCCACCGACAAGACCGCCACCACTAGCACCTAAACTACCTCCCAAAAGACCTCCAGCTGCTCTTGCAGCACCTCTTAACCACGCTCTAGTATCACTAGCACCTGCTTTTTTAGCGTCATCACGACCCTGTACAACGTCAAATCCAGCACCTGCAAGACTGAGAGCGCCACCAGCAACTCTACCAGGAGTAATTTTAGTTGGTTTAGGTGCAACTACTGCTCTAGTAGGTGCTTTAGGTTTAGGTAAAGCAGCAACTTTAGGTGGTGTAGAAGTTTTAGGTTTGGGTGGAGTTTTTAATGCCTTCAAAGTTGCTTGTTTTTCTAGTGCAGTTCTCCCACTAGTTGCGAACTTAGCAAAAGTTTTTGTCCCTGCAGGTCTCTTAGTAGGAGCTAAATCAGTTACTCTAGCAGTTCCACCAGTAACTTTTATTTTTGAAGTTGTAGGTTTAGTTGGTGCAGGTGTAGGTTTAGTTGGTTCTGGTGCTCGAAAGTTAGGTTGTTGCTGTTTTTGAGGTGTAGGTGTATATTTACCACCCATCACATCTTGAGTGAATTTAGAAAATTCTGATGTTGGTCGTGGTGCTGATACGTTAGTTGATGGTTTTCTAAGTTGCCTTAAAATTTTATTTGCTCTACTAGCAATATCCTTGTCAGCAGCTCTCTTAGCATCAACAGCGGCAGACATTCTTGCCCGCGTTCCTCTAGCATCACCTCTAAGATCTTGAAGAACTTTATCTACTTCTCTAGAAAGAATACCTCTTTTATTTGTTCTATTAAATCTTCGTCTATAACTATCTGCTTTTTTTGAAACATCAGATTGTTTAACTACCTGTGCTTGTGTTGGTGCGGGAGCAGGTTTTGAAGGTTTAATAACCCTAACTTTACTAGATCCAGGAAACTCTGCGAACTTTTGACCACGAGGTTTAAATTTTGACTCTGGAGTGGAGATATCAACACCCTGTCTAGCTGCCGCTCCTCTTGCCCTTGCTCTATTAGTTGCACCTGATGTAGGTTTTGTTTCACCTGCCTTTTCAGGTTTGATATAACCTCTTCTTTCGGCATCATCAATACCAGCAGTATCTCTAA